AAAATATTACTGAACCCTGGTTCTCTTTGCATTGTTTCATAATAAGAGATCAAGCTGGGCGGGCAGTCAATTAATGCTGCTAGTTTTTCCTGCGTGTATCCTTTTTCAATTCTCAAGTTTTTTAGGCGGGTAGCAAATAGCTTCAAGTTCTCTGCCATTGTTATCAGCCCCTTTCCGATTTCATTTTACACTATAGTGATAAAAATTATTAGTAAAATATTAAGATAAATATTGACAGTAAATTCACTATTGTGATAACCTCACTATAGTGATGTTGAAGGGAGGGAAAATTTTGAGAAAAACAAGACAAGCTGCACCGACATTCCCCGAATTACGGGCGCTCATGGCGAAATACGGAAAAACCCAGCTAGACATGGGGAAAGTAACTGGAACCACATATATCACTTACGGCAAAAAATTAAATAATGAAGTAGATTTTAGCATGAGCGATATGCTGAAAATCAGGGCGTTTTTTATCAAGCTGGGGGAGGACCCTGAGGAATTGACAATGGAACGTCTTTTTTTTGCCTGGAAAAATCACAATAGTGAGGAGGCGTAAAAGTGGATATGCAAGTTCTAGTCAGATGGATGGTTGGAAAATTGCTGAAAGAAGATCGACTGCTGGGAGGAGGTGACGCCATTGAGGGTAGGTAAAAAAGAAAGCCCGCACAAAGCGGACTAAGAAATGATTGTACCTACAGTATATCACGTCTACCGGGGCACCGCAACGCCCCGCGCCAGAGAGGAGAGACGCCCTATGGCTATTTGGATTAGGAGCCAAGACGGAACCGAGCTTGTATTAGCCAGTGAAATAACCCCTTGGTTAGATTGCTGCGACACAGAATACTACGTATACGCAAATAAAATTAGCATTGGGTCCTACGATTCTAAAGCTGAAATCATAGCCGTTTTAGACATGATCCATGAACGTTTGGATCTTACACGGCCTGAGTCTGTGATCCGACAGGGCAAGGTCTTCCAGATGCCTCCTGCAGGCTTTTTAGAGGAGGCCTGATCGTGGGTAGAACCAAAAAGCGCCATCGCGAGTGGAAAAAACAGATGCGAAGCAGAGCCCGGAGACAACGTGGATCATACGGCTGGGGCCTTAGCCCCGGCAGGCTGGTTGCCTGGGCAGACCCGGAGAGGGAGGAATATCGTGACGAAAAGACGAGCGCCGGGAATAACTAGCTACTACAACAGCGTTAAGCACATAGACGTAACCAGTGAAGAAATCCGCGAAATGGAGAAGGCCGAGCGGCGCATGGACTTGATCGGGCAGACCTTCCTAGTCCTGGTCGTGATCTTAGCTATTACCCTGGTCGGAGCCCATCTGCTCCGGGCGGACGATCCTTATGATCCGGTACCAGGAACCTATGACGGGCTGACAGCAGAGCGGATCGACAACCTGGAAGCTGAGCGGGAAGCCAGCAGACTCATAGACCAGGAGGTCTCCCGGGGTGGGGAGCGGGTCCTGACCATGGAGGCCACAGCCTACACCTGGTCGGGGAGTAAGACAGCATCTGGAGTATGGCCAGAGGTCGGTATGGTGGCCGTAGATCCTTCCGTAATACCTTTAGGTACACAGCTTTACGTGGAGGGTTACGGGCCTGCCATAGCAGCTGATACCGGCGGGGATATAAAGGGTAACCGGGTTGATTTATACATGGATAGCGAGTCCGAGTGTTGGGAGTTTGGGAGACGTGATGTCCGAGTAAAAATAATTGAATGAGAAAGGAGAACTATATGTCTATAAAAATAAACAAGCTAGAAATCGAAAACGTAAAGCGAGTCAAGGCCGTAAAAATCGAACCGACGGCCAACGGGCTGACTATAGTGGGCGGAAAGAACAACCAGGGTAAGACCAGCGTATTGGATGCTATCTGCTGGGCCCTGGGCGGCGAGCGATACCGACCGTCAGAACCGCAACGGGAGGGATCTGCGATCCCGCCTAACCTGCATATCGTTATGAGTAACGGACTGGTGGTCGAGCGTAAGGGAAAGAACAGCGACCTTAAGGTTATTGACCCTAATGGTCAGAAGGGCGGCCAGCAGTTACTAAATGAGTTTGTAGAACAGCTGGCGCTGGATCTGCCCAAATTTATGCAAGCCAGCAACAAGGAAAAGGCTCAGACATTGTTGCAGATTATCGGTGTGGGGGACAAGCTATTCGAGTTGGAACAACAGGAAAAGGACATCTACAATCAGCGGCATGCTATTGGCCAGATCGCTGACCAGAAAACGAAGTTTGCTAAAGAACAGCCCTACTACCCGGACGCACCCAAGGAGCCGGTATCAGCATCGGAGCTTATCAGGCAGCAGCAGGAGATCCTGGCCAGGAATGGCGAGAATCAGCGAAAACGCGAAAACCTGCGTACCCTTGAATTCAATTACAACGAAGTGCAAAAACAAATTGCTGATTTAGAAAAGCGGTTAATTTCCTTAAAGGCACAGCGTGATCAGCTGGATGCCGACATAGCCATAGCACAAAAAACAGTTGAACAACTCCACGATGAATCCACTGCTGAGCTTGAAGCCAACATTGCCAACATCGAGGAAATCAATCGCAAAGTCCGGGCCAACATGGATAAGGATAAGGCTGAAATGGATGCCCAGGAATACATCAATCAGTACAATGCCCTAACCGTTAAGCTAGAAGAAGTCAGACAAGCTAAAATTGACCTGCTCAATGGTGCCGATCTGCCCCTGCCGGGTCTCTCCGTTGTGGATGGTGAGCTGACTTATAACGGATTCAAGTGGGACAACATGAGCAGCAGCGACCAGCTCAAGGTAGCTGTGGCCATTGTGCGCCGGCTGAATCCGAAATGCGGCTTTGTCCTTATGGATAAGCTGGAACAGATGGACATAGAAACCCTTAATGAATTCGGAGCCTGGCTGGAACAGGAAGGATTACAGGTGGTTGCTACCAGGGTAAGTACCGGTGATGAGTGCAGCATCATTATCGAGGACGGGTGTATCAAGGGGGCAGAAGCACCCAATATGACTGCCGAGCCAGAAGCAATAACTCCGTCATGGAAGGCAGGTGAATTCTAGGTGCAGATAAGCAGAGGCGTAATTGTAGGAGCTCAAAAAATAGTTATCTATGGCCCGGAAGGCATTGGTAAATCATCCTTTGCAGCTAAGTTTCCTAATGCGGTTTTTATCGATACTGAGGGAAGCACTAAGCATATGGATGTAGCCCGGCTGCCTAAACCCACCAGCTGGACCATGCTTATAGAAGAAGTTAAATACGTTAAGCAGAATCCCCATATCTGTGACACCCTGGTCATTGATACCGCAGACTGGGCCGAAAAACTTTGCATTGAACATCTCTGTGCTCGTGACAAGAAAGATGGTCTAGAAGGATGGGGCTATGGAAAAGGCTACACCTACCTTGAAGAAGAATTCGGACGGCTGCTCAACAGATTATCAGAACTCATTGATGTCGGAATAAATGTAGTTCTGGTTGCTCATGCCTGGATGAGAAAATTCGAGCAGCCGGATGAGATTGGGTCTTATGATCGCTGGGAGCTTAAACTCCAAAAGAAAACTGCTCCACTGGTCAAAGAATGGGCTGATATGGTCCTATTTGCCAATTACAAGACTCATGTTATTAATGTCGACGGCCAGGGCGCTCAGAAAGGCAAAAACAAGGTACAGGGTGGCAAGCGGGTAATCTATACCACCCATCACCCCTGCTGGGACGCGAAGAACCGGCACGACTTACTGCCTGAGATCCCGCTGGATTATGACGAAATCGGGCCGCTGATCATCACCCGGGGGAAGCCAACTGCTCAGGCCCGACCAATTCAACAGCCCGAGCCGGAACAGGTGCCATTGCAGGACGTTAAATTTATCGATTCAACCGAGGACGAGCCCGCCCCCTGGGATGAACCAGTAGACATCCTGGCGGGCGTTCCTAAGCAGTTGGCCGACCTAATGCGGGCAAACAATGTGACGGTTGCCGAGATCCAACAAGCAGTAGCCAGCCGGGGATATTATCCAGCTGATACACCTATACAAAATTATGACCCGAGATTCATTGACGGTGTTTTGGTTGGGGCCTGGGAGCAAGTTTTTAAGATTATTAAAG